CTAGGTTGAGTTTGTTTCAATTGTTTCATATCTTTCAAAAATTTAACTTTGTCTGCTTTAGTCTTTTGCATTTTAAACTCAATAAATAAGTTCTCTTGATTGTATATGCCTTCCATAATGTATTCTCTCCTTGTTAGTGTTTATAATCTATTCTACTATATTTTTGATAAAAAGTCAAGCACTTACCGATTTTACCATGCTTTCTATGTGTTTTGGTACTTCCGATTCTTCAAAATCTGACATTACTTTATCATATTTACCGATCTTATCGTCAATTAATTTCATAGTTTTGTTATCGGTAATCGGTCCTAAAGATGTTTTAATCTCTTTTAGATCATCTATGAAATTCAATATATCAATCATGCTGATATCCTTTCTTCTTCTCGTTTTTTATATTCGGCAGCAATCTGTTCTTGCGTCCAGTCTTTACCGTACCATGTATAGTTCTCGTCATCATCATGGACTAACATAAAGTTATTTTTCTGTCCATAATCATGGTAATAATCTTCTTGTTCTGGTATCAGACCAGAAGGGCCGCTGTAAACATCAGGATAAACATCTTTATATGTTTTAAAATAATCTTCATCATCTATGGTGTAAACTTCGGATTTATAAAATTGGTCAGGATCTGATTTATGTTCTTGTTTACTTTCATAATCAGCATAATCTTTGTCTGCTTTTTCTTTTAATTCAGCACATTTACCATTCATAAAACCTATTTGAGAATACGGTACATTTCTGTATAGAGTTTGAACACTCTCAAAAGTACCTTGATCCTCTGTATCCCAATAGTGTCTAGAATAAACTACATGAAACATATTATAGACCTCCACATTGATTTAATAAAATTAATAATAATAAAATCACAACAGTAATCTTAAACATTATTCACACTCCTTGTTTTTATAATCGTCTGATTGTAGAGCACATTTGTACATCTTGTCAGCTTCTAATCTCATTTGAGCAGATATACCGTCTAATATAGAAGGTAAACTTTTCATCATTACACTTATAATTTCTAAACTCATATTATGCATTAGTCTTTTTATTTCATTATCCATAATGGCACCCTCGTCTATATCAGTACCTTTAAGTGTTTCTGTAATTATGTGACCTATAACTGCCTCATTATAGTCATTTGCCTTGGCACTTGACATGAATGAGGATAGGCCGAACCATAAAAATGTGTTGACAATGATTAATGTTGCAATAAATTTTTTCATTATTGACCTCCTTCATAAAATTCAATAACCCCAAACATTTCATAAGATATTTTAGGACAAGTGTTCATAATAACAATTTTCATTGTATCTCTTACCATTGTGTCTAACTTATCTATAAAGTTAGCAGCGGCAATCAATTGATTGCCAGCAATAAGATGAGCAACGGTCTCATAATCTTGACCGTCATAAGGTGTTTTCGTATATTTAAGTAGATTGTTTCTAACAGTTTTAAGTTTCATAATGTTAGGCCTCGTTCATAATTTCTTCTTCAATATTCTTGAAGTTGAAATCAAAGTTAATAACTTTATTTTCAGTTAAAGTTTTTAATTCATCAAGGTAAATTAATTTATCAGATGAAGTTTTAAGTGTGTAAAACTTATCAAAGATTTGTTTTAAAGTCATTTTATTCATAATGTATATCTTTCTTTTTTGTTAATATAAGTATACTATACACTAGTTCTACGCACAATTCAAGCACTTTCGGGTCAAATATGCCCGAAATATGAATTAAAAACCTAGTAAAATCAACGATTTAGGAGGGGGTAAAAAAATATCTGAAGGTGTTGCAAAAATACAACACTTTTAGGTGATTATGTTCTTCTTTTGTTCTTACTGCCACGCATATAATGTCTGCTGGGCTCGTAATCCCAACGCATACCATGATGACCACGAAGGTCAGCGTACAACATTCTTAAACGAACAATAAATTTTCTTATAGGCAAAGCCATAATCACCTTAGCGTTAGTGAAGTTTGAGATATCAAATCAAATTTCGGATTAAGATACGCACCAAATGGAGTGTATCTAATTCTATTTAGACAAATTAATTTTTTGAGTATTTTTTGAGCGATTCTCTTAAAATATTTGAACCACCGATACGGACATTGATAATGCCGTTGTAGTATTCATCGGTCTCTAAAACTTTTCTTTCAAACTGTTCTTGTGCTTCTAGATAACTTGCTGTGCCTCTGTTAGGACAGTAGTATAGTATTTCTCTGGTAAATCTATGTTCACCTAGTTTTTCAACATCATCAATTAGTTGAGCAGACGAACCCCAATAAGTTTTCCAATCACTTTCTTTAGTGCCTCTTCTCTTATTTTTCTTACCTTTGAGTGGCTTCTTTGTAGTTTTGAATTTTGCTAGTTTCTTACCTACATATTTCTTATGATTAAGAAGATTTGTTATTAGATAAACAAAAGCTTCACAATCTTTCGGAAGTTCTTCAACTATTTTACCTTGATGGGTCCAATTAGTTCCAGTTGCCATCAATATCCGTAATATGTTCTTCTACATTTTCATGTTCTTCACCACAAAATGGGCAAAACTGTTCAATATAATCTTCTGGTAGTTCGTGTTTAACTATGTAAGTAGCACTACAGTTATCACACACGGTCTTTAAGTTAGGGTTGCTCATAATTTAAATCCTTTAAAACTATCTGTTTCTACGTCTTGTTTAATACCACCCACAACATAACTTTCTATTTCAGTTTCTTGTGGTGCATTTTGTAACCCACGACTATTCAACCAATGAGTAGTCCATGGTAGTGGATTGTTAGTTGATGATACATCATATGGTCCTTTTAAACCAATTGCTCTCATTCTCTTGTTTGCCATAAACTCTACATACTGATTAAGTAATGTATCATTTAGACCGATCATTGATCCTTCTCTAAACAAATACTTTGCCCATTCTTTTTCTTGTTGAACGGCAGTATCATACATATCATAAACCTGTTGTTCACATTCTTTCATAATCTTAAGCATTTCTTTATCGTTCTCTTTATTACGGTAGTTATTTATAATGTTTTGTGATACTGCTAAATGTAGATTTTCATCCCTTGCAATAAGAGATATGATCTTAGCACTACCTTCCATCAGTTTCAATTCACCAAATGCAAACGAGCAGGCAAATGATACATAGAATCTGATACCTTCTAATATATTAACATTAACAAGTGTTAGATATAATAGTTTCTTTAATTCTTTTCTATCTCCTTTACCTAACATATGGTATTTGTGAGCATATGTTATAAACTTATCATATGATTCGGTCACAGTTTTTGCTCTTGCCATAATCTCTGGTGTTTGAACAATCGTATCTAATACTGCTGTTGGGTCTGGATAAACATTCTTCATTATGTAAGTATAAGAGCGACTATGTATTGTTTCACTAAAGTCCCATGCAACTAACATAGATTCTAATTCAGGTAAAGAACAGAAAGGTAAAAATGCAAGACATGGACCACGACCTTGTACACTATCTAATAGTGTCTGATACTTTAGATTAGATGTAAAGATATGTTTTTGATCCTCTGATAATAAATGATAATCGTTTCTATCTTTTTGTAAAGATACTTCTTCAGGTCTCCAGAAGAAACCTAATTGTTGTTGATTCAATTTTTCAAATATAGGATACTTTTGTTGGTCAAATCTTTGTACATTTGGCTCTTCACCAAAAAACATATTTTGTTTCATCCAGTTTACCTCTTTCGTGTTAAATACTTTTGTCATTTTTTTTATCTTTCTCTTGTCTTTCTTTCTTATGTAATCTACTTTGTTTAAGACCTATTGCTAGTATCTTTTCTTCTTCAGCGATTACTTCGTGAAAATATCTTTTAGATGGCGCAGGCTTCACATTCTTCTTGGTCATCTACAATTATCTTTTCTGGTTCTTCTTTTACATCATCATGCCAACCAACTGGATGTGATGGTTCTTCTACATCTGCTTTTGCGTCATATGTATTTTGATAGTAAGATGTTTTCCATCCTAGTTTGTATGTAGTCAATAAATCATTTGCCATAACTGAGGTAGGAACTTCTCCGTCTTTATAGTTTTCAGGATTGTAACTCCAATTACCACTTATTGCCTGGTCAAAATATTTCTGCATAACAGATATCACATTAATATAACCTTCGTTACTAGGCATATCCCATAGTAGTGTATAGAAATTCTTTAGTCTATTATAATCGGGAACTATTTGTTTGAGAGTACCTTTTTTACTTTTCTTAATAGATAGATAATCCCTAGGTGGTTCAACACCGTTCGTAGCATTTGAAACAACCGAGCTACTCTCCGACGGCATCTGAGCCGAGAGCGTACTATGTCTGAGGCCGTGATGCTTGATATCCTGTCGTAAAGTATTCCAATCATAACTTAACTTTCTTTTAATTATACTATCTAAATCCTTCTTATATGTATCAATTGGGAGTATTCCATCAGCATATTTTGTCTTATCAAACCAATCACACTTACCTTTTTCTTGTGCTAGAGTATTACTTGCCTTCAATAGATAGTATTGAAATGC